CCTTTACTAGCAAAATACGAAGCAGTATTTGATTGATGCGTTTTTATACTAATGTCCAACTTGTTGGTAACCAGTTCCTTGTTCGTGGGTACGATAATGGGAAAAGGTTTACCGATAGGGAAGAATGGCGACCCACTCTTTTTGTAGATGCTAAGAAGAAAACTAAGTTTCAAACACTAGAGGGTAAGCATGTAGAACCTATTCAACCAGGATATGTCCGTGATTGCCGTGAGTTTTACAAGAAGTATCAGGATGTAGAAGGATTTAATATTTACGGTAATGAAAGATATATTTACCAGTATATTTCTGAGAAGTATCCTCAGAATGAGATTAAGTTTGATATATCAAAGATACAGTTAGTTACTCTTGATATTGAAACCACATCAGAGGAAGGTTTTCCTGATGTGCATTCATGTGTAGAGGAACTTCTTACTATTAGTTTACAGGATTATTCAACTAAGAAGATTATAACTTGGGGTGTTAAACCATTTAAGGTCAAGCAAGATAATCATAACTATATCCAATGTGATTCTGAGTTTGATTTGCTCAATAAGTTTATTGAGTGGTGGATGCAGTTTACACCTGATGTGATCACTGGGTGGAACATACAATTATTTGATATACCATATATTCAAGGCCGCATTAAGAGAGTGTTGGGTGAGAAGTTGATGAAGAGACTTTCACCTTGGGGACTGGTGAGTGAGGGTGAAGTTTATATTAAAGGTAGAAGGCATATATCAATTGATATTGGTGGCGTGACACAACTGGACTATCTTGACTTATACAAGAAATTTACTTATACTAATAGAGAGTCTTATCGTCTAGACCATATTGCAGAAGTAGAACTAGGGCAAAAGAAACTCGATCACTCTGAGTTTGATACCTTCAAAGATTTCTATAGTGGGAATTGGCAGAAGTTTGTTGAGTACAACGTCATTGACGTGGAACTAGTTGACAGACTTGAGGATAAGATGAAGTTGATTGAACTTGCCCTGACTATGGCATATGATGCAAAGGTGAATTTCACTGATGTGTTTTATCAGGTTCGGACTTGGGATTCAATTATCTATAACTATTTGAAGAAGAGGAATATTGTTATTCCTCCTAAGAAAAGTGTTGAAAAAACTGACAAATACGCAGGTGCTTATGTCAAGGAACCGAAGCCAGGAAGCTATGATTGGGTGGTCTCTTTTGATCTTAACAGTCTCTACCCTCATCTTATTATGCAATATAACATTTCCCCAGAGACCCTCAGGGAAACTCGACATCCCAGTTCGAGCGTTGAAAGGCTCTTAAGAAAGGAGTGTGAGATTGATGGAGATTATGCAGTTTGTGCGAATGGAGCACAATATCGGAAGGATGTGCGTGGGTTCCTTCCTGAACTCATGGAGAAGATTTACAACGAGAGGGTTATATTTAAGAAGCGAATGCTTACTGCCAAGCAGGAGTATGAGAATGCCCCTAGCAAGAAGTTGGAAAAGGAAATCGCTAGGTGTAACAACATTCAGATGGCGAAGAAGATACAACTCAATTCTGCTTATGGTGCTATCGGCAACAATTACTTTAGGTATTACAAACTAGAAAACGCAGAAGCAATTACTTTATCAGGACAGTTTTCTATTCGATGGATAGAAGGTAAGATGAATGCTTATCTAAATAAATTGCTTAAGACTGATAGCAAAGATTATGTCATCGCTTCTGATACTGATTCCATATATCTCAATCTGGGACATCTTGTTCAGACTATCTTTGGTCAAGACAAGGATGTTGATAAGACAAAAATTGTTAACTTTCTGGATAAAGCGTGTCAGGAGCAATTTGAACCGTTCATTGAAAAGTCGTATGCTGAACTTGCGTCTTATGTAAACGCATATGATCAGAAGATGTTCATGAAGCGAGAGAACATCGCTGATAGGGGCATTTGGACTGCTAAAAAAAGATACATCCTTAACGTTTGGGATAGTGAAGGAGTTCGTTATGAAAATCCTAAACTAAAAGTGATGGGGATTGAGGCTGTCAAGTCTTCAACTCCTGCACCATGTCGTCAGATGTTAAAGGATGCATTTAACAAGATCATGACGGGAACTGAAGATGATGTCATTGACTTTATTGATGACTGTCGTAAAAAGTTCAGTTCTATGCCACCAGAAGACATTGCTTTCCCACGTTCAGTTTCTGATGTGGAGAAGTATAAGAGTGTTAGTGGAATTTATGAGAAGGGTACTCCGATCCATTGTCGGGGATCACTTCTTTATAATTACTATGTCAAGAAGAATAAGTTGGATCATAAGTATTCACTTATTCAGAATGGTGAAAAGATTAAGTTCTGCTATCTTATCAAACCTAATCCAATACATGAAAATGTGATATCATTTATTCAGGATTTCCCTAAAGAATTGGGACTGGACAAATATATCGATTATGACTTACAATTTGATAAGTCATTCTTGGAACCCTTGAAAATTATACTCGACTCTATTGGGTGGAGTAGTGAGAAAACTGTAAATCTCGAATCCTTTTTTACTTAGATGGAACTACCTATCAACGATAAAGATCTAGATACAATAGTCAATGCACTAGCATTGGGTGGAGACACCAGACTCTACCATTTATTAAGGGAGGTAAAAAATGACAGAAAACTCAAAGAGGAATTAGCATTATGATTTTCTTATCAAAGCCATCAGTATACAACTTACCTGGCACATGGGAGAAACAACCTGATGCCATTATCCCTCATCTAAATCTAACACCAGATCAAGGACTGATCCTATTCTTTGGTTTACTTCTTTTAGGTTTAGTTGGATATGGTATCTACATGACCTTTGGTGCTGGTAAGAAAGATCTTAGAGATGCTATTGACGAGCATGCTAAAATGCATGAACTAGGCATCGCACATGGACATGGTGGCAACAAAGAGGCATATGAAATGTCTGGTAAACTTGAACACAAACATGACTAAGTATGTTTTTTGAAAAAGTGAGTTTGGTTACTGGTGGGTTTGATCCAATCCACAGTGGACATATATCATACTTTAAGAGAGCAAAAGATCTCTCCAACTATCTTGTCGTAGGTATCAACACTGAAGAGTGGTTGACCCGTAAGAAAGGGCAGTACTTCCAGTCATGGAAGGAAAGAGCCGAGATCATTAGACATCTTGATATGGTAGATGCAGTTATTTCCTGGAATGATGAAGATGATTCTGCGTGTGGAGCAATCGCAAAATGCTTGGAGATAGCACAAACGGTAGTCTTTGCCAATGGTGGTGACCGTGGAAAAAGTAATACGCCAGAAATTGATCAGTATGATGATCATCCAAACGTAGAGTTTGCTTGGGGTATCGGTGGGGACAACAAAATGAACAGTAGTTCCTGGATTCTCCATGGCTACTTTGAACGCCAAAAGAAACTATTAGGTATTTAACATGAACTTTCTTAAGTCTATTGTAAAGGAGATTGACAATGAGTACGCTTCAATCGTTAGTGACGGTGTTTCAGCAGGCGACTGTGATTCTTTTATCGATACTGGCTGTTACCTCTTTAATGCATTGGTATCGGGTTCGATTCGTGGCGGCATCCCTGCGAACAAGATTACAGCGATTGCGGGGGAGTCAAGCACGGGTAAAACTTTCTTTGTTCTTAGCATTGTCAAGTCTTTCTTGGACAATAATCCTGAAGCTGGTGTTATCTATTTTGAATCTGAGTCAGCGATAACAAAACAAATGATTGAAGAGAGAGGTATAGATGCTTCTCGTATGATCATTGTTCCTGTAACAACGGTTCAGGAATTTCGTGAACAAAGTATTAAAATACTAGATAAGTTAGGGAATCAAGAAGAACGTCCTCCAATGATGTTTGTTCTAGACTCTCTAGGAATGTTGAGCACGACTAAAGAAATTGAAGATGCCAGTGCTGGTAAGGAAACTCGTGATATGACACGAGCACAAGTTGTTAAATCAATCTTTAGGATCTTGACATTAAAGCTAGGTAAGCTTAAAATACCAATGTTAGTCACTAATCACACCTACGATGTTGTCGGAGCTTACATACCAACTAAGGAAATGGGGGGAGGCAGCGGCCTCAAGTACGCAGCGAGTACAATCATTTATCTTGGAAAGAAAAAAGAAAAGGATGGTACGGAAGTCGTTGGAAATATTATCAAGGCAGAGACTCATAAATCAAGGTTGAGTAAAGAAAACAAACGTGTCGAACTCAGACTCTCCTACAAATCGGGACTTGATCCCTACTATGGTTTACTCGGATTGGGAGAAAAACATGGAGTCTTTACAAAAGCTGGAAACCGCTTCCAGATTGGAGAAGCAAAGGTGTATCCAAAGAACATTTACGAAAATCCTGAAAAGTATTTTACGCCTGAAGTAATGCAAGCTTTAGACGAATGTGCTAAGAAGGAATATAGTTATGGTGCGTAATTATCATAGTGCATTATCAGATGAACTCTGTGACGCATTGATAAAACTATTTGAGGAAGATGCACAACATCATGAACGTGTGGACAATCAGGCTAGACCTACTTTCACACAGTTGAATTTGAATCAGCATCATGCTAAGATAGTACCAACATTATCGGAGTATGCTTTAGATGTTTTAAAACGCTATAAGCAAGACATACCAGCAGCAGAATACCTTCCACCTGCTAGATTCTTTGAAGAGTTTAGGATTAAGAAGTATAATGTTGGTGGTAAAGATCGTTTTGATGAACATGTAGATGTCAGCGACTATGCCAGTGCTAAACGTTGTCTCTCTATGTTATTCTATTTGAATTCTGTTCCTGTTGGAGGACAAACTGTGTTCCCTCAACAGGGATTATCATTCAGAGCTACCACAGGGTATGCTATAGTATTTCCACCAACTTGGGAATACCCACACTCAGGAGAAGCCCCCATAGGCAACCCCAAATATATCATGAGCACCTACCTTCACTATGGATAACGTTGAACTTCTAATACTAAGAAGTCTCCTTTACAATGAAGATTATGCACGTAAGGTAGTTCCTTTTATCAAAGGCGATTACTTTGAACAAACTTCTCAAAGGATTATCTTTGAGGAGATTAATACTTTCATTACTGACTATGATGAACTTCCATCTAAGGAAGCACTTTACATTGAGGTAGAGAAACGTAACGATGTAACAGAAGAACTATACAGACAGATTAAAGAATTGATTGGAGTATTAGATGATTCTCCATCAGACGAAGAGTGGTTACTTAATACTAGTGAGAAGTGGTGTAGGGATAGAGCAATCTATCTTGCACTTATGGAGTCCATAAAAATTGCTGACGGACAAGATGCTAAGAAAGAGAAAGGTGCCATACCAAGTATTCTTTCAGATGCATTAGCAGTATCATTCGACAACAACATTGGCCATGACTACCTCAAAGATTATGAAGAGAGATACGAATCGTATCATCGTAAGGAAGACAAGATACCGTTTGATTTGGAATATTTTAACAAAATTACGAAAGGTGGTATTCCTAATAAGACTCTTAATATCGCTCTTGCTGGTACAGGTGTTGGAAAGTCTCTCTTCATGTGTCATATGGCTAGCTCCTCTCTCGCTAACGGACATAACGTACTCTATGTTACTATGGAAATGGCAGAGGAGAAAATTGCTGAACGCATTGATGCGAATCTTTTAAATGTTAATATTCAAGAGATTACAGACCTACCTAAACCTATGTTTGAGAGTAAGGTCACTTCTCTTGCTAAGAAAACACAAGGAACGTTAATTATAAAAGAGTATCCTACTGCATCTGCTCATTCAGGACATTTTAAATCGTTACTAAATGAACTTGCATTGAAGAAATCATTCAGACCAGATATAATATTCATAGATTATCTCAATATTTGTGCCTCTAGTAGGTATCGTGGTAACGCAAATGTCAATTCCTATTCATACATCAAAGCAATCGCAGAAGAATTACGGGGTCTCGCAGTTGAGGCGAACGTTCCGATTGTATCTGCCAC